CCCCTCGTCCATGAATCCGAATCGTGTGAACAGGTCCATGCTGGGCTTGTTGCGCGGATCCACCTGGGTGAGCACGAGTGGCGTGCGGTTGAAACGCCAGGCATCGTCACGCAGGCGCACGATAACCGAGGAGAGCAGAGTGTCTCCGAGATGTGTGCCACGCACCTTCAAAGCGGTGGCGATATACGAGATCTGGTAGACGCCCTCATGCTCATCGGTCGTTTCCACGGCTACGCCGTATTCGCAGAAGCCGACCACGTCATCATGCAGGGGAATATCTCCGGATACGACAAGAAGCGTGCGCATGATCCCCTTCGGGGTCTTGCGCACGCTGAGGTCACGTATGTAGCGTTGCGGGTCCATCGCCCATTCGGGGCCTCCAGGTTCACAGCACAGGAACTGCCTGAGGGCCGTCTGATGGTCTCTGGAGCATTCGCGCTCAATGACGAGCTTCAGACCCATCGATGGTTTCCTTCCGGGCCTTTGCCCTGCGTTCCATGTAATGGCGGGCGCTGCGGGTCAGCTTCATCCATTTCTCGTCCACGGCGTTGCGTGGCTTGCCGTCCTCGGGCGGCACGTATGCCGGAATCGGCTTCACGCCGGTATCGGTCATGGTCATGGCCGTCTCCTTTCCGATTTTGGCGTAAAGAGAATATTCTATTAATTTCCCTGTTATCCGTCAAATCTCATTAAAACACATTAATACCAGTTAAAACACGTTAAAACCGAAAACAAGTATGAGCGAGTGAAAAAATCATGGCGAACATCACCAGATACAGGACGGCCAAAGGCGAAAACAGGTATCGAGTCCGCTATCGGAAACCCGACGGCACGCAAACCGACAAGAGGGGCTTCCGCCGCAAGATTGACGCGGAGACGTGGGCTGCGGAACACGTCACCATAGCCAAGGCCACCGGCAGCTACATCGACCCGGAAGGCGGCAAACAACGCATAGGCACGCTGCATGACCAGTGGATTGCCGAAAAGAAGCCGTTTTGGAAGGCGACTTCGGGTTCCAACATGGACAGCGCATGGAAATGCCACTGCGAGGCCAAATGGGCAGAACGGCAGATAGGCAGCATCACACACGCCGAAGTCCAGGCATGGGTCGGAAGCATAATCGATAAGTCCGGCGCACCATCCGTCAGCCGCCCATACCAGATCATGCAGGGCATATGCAGCATGGCTGTGCGGGACAAGCTCATCTCCTCCAACCCGTGCGACGGCATCGAACTGCCGAGACTCCCCAAACGCAAGGATCGCCGCATCTACCTGACCATTACCAGACTGCTGGCACTCGCCAACGAAGCGTCGAACTGCCGGAAGCTGGGAGAGGAGCGCCGGGCGCTCATACTGCTATTGGGCTTCTGCGGGCTGAGATGGGGCGAAGCGGCCGGATTACAAAGACGCGATCTCGACTTCGACGCCGGCATACTGCACGTGCGCCGCAACCTCGTATACGTCAACGCCAAATGGGCCGAGGGCACCCCGAAGAACCACGAACGCCGTGACGTGCCCATGCCCCGCATAGTCATGGACGCGCTCAAACCGATATGCGAGCAACGCGAACACGAGGAGCGCGTGTTCCGTGACGTGCGTGGAGGCCCTATCCGCAAGCAGAGCCTCGCCCGCGAGACGGGATGGTGGACGCACACGCTCACCCGTCTGGGCTGGAAGCGGGACGATTGGCCGGTGCCTCACGACCTGCGTCACACCGCCGCCTCGTTGGCCGTGCATGCGGGCGCGAACGTCAAGGCCCTGCAGAGGATGCTGGGCCACAAGAACGCGAGCATGACGTTGGACGTGTACGCGGATCTGTTCGACAGCGACCTTATGGACGTGGCCCGTCTGCTCGATGCCGCCGTGCAGGTGGAGACGGGCGTGGAAGAATGTGGGCAAAATGTGGGCAAAAACGTTTTGAAGCCCGTCTGAAACCCTCAGAAACGTTGGAATCACGCCATTCCTGCGAATGGTGGTTCTTCAGCAAGTTGAAGGACGCGCTGAGCTGAGAGTGGATGCGTTCTTGGCTCCCCTCAGAGAGGGGAGCCAAGTCTGTTACTTCAGCAGGGAGCGGCACATGGAGCGGTATTCGTTGACGTAGCCGCCGCCGAAGAAGACGCA